TGGAGATTACTCTCCGCCTGTATGCCGAACAAAGTGAAGTTCACCGGAAGATTGAGACAACTGATGCTTTTCTGTAGTTTCCTACTCCGTATGACAAAACATCATGGAGCGGGATATACAGTTAAGTATCTCAAATCTTGCCAATTAGCCATACAGAAACGTATAGCAGGTAATCCATTCAAGTCTCTTCGAGAGATTGAACCGGAGTTACCATTGCCACGATTGTCATCTTGCGGGCTGCCGGCGGTTATACCGCATGCAGATCGTAAGCTGATATTAGCCGGATCATGTTCCGTGATTCGCTGGTGGTTGACATTATTCTCTATATATCGAATAATAGCAATCCCTGGAAAACTAAAAATCGAGACAATTACGAGTCCACTCTCGGTTCCTCTTAGTCGAGTTGATCAAGTAGCGTCAGACATCTCCATGTTAATGGGTCGTCTTCCGTCTATGCGAGACCTTCGATTAAAGGAGCGAGATCCTCGTTTGCTATTCTTAGAAAAGTCGTCCCCTTGTCACTCTTTATCGTGACTCGGTTCATTGGGTATGCCAAGCATCTTGGCTGCCCATGGGCTTGAGCCCGCGTTTAAGGTACTGATAAAAGCACTATACACTGATCGCCTCGCTATTCTGTGGGATTTATCCCGCAGTCTCGCTGAACGCCTGAAAGTGCGTGGTGCTGGTTTGAAGGACTTCCGGGACTGCGAAGGTCTTGACCTTCCCCCGATTGGACAACTTCAAACGAAAGAGGAAGCTGCTGGAAAGATAAGGGTTTTTGCGATGGTCGATGTCTGGACTCAGTCCGTGATGTCGCCTATTCACAAAATGATCTTCTCATTCCTGCAGTCGATACCTAATGATGCAACTTTCGACCAAGGGGCAGCGGTTCGCCGTTGTTTCCAGAAAGCGGAAGCTGCCGGAAAATCATTCGGTTACGACCTTTCGGCGGCTACTGATCGTCTCCCCATCCGTGTCCAGGTTACCATTCTTTCCAAGTTAATTGGGAAGGAGGCGGCTGAAGCATGGGCTGAGATTCTGGTCGGTAGACCGTATGTCATGATGTCGACACCCACAAAGAAAGGGGAACCTCGCTTTGTTGATGCGTACCGTTATGCGGTCGGTCAACCAATGGGAGCACTTTCTTCGTGGGCAATGTTAGCATTGACTCATCACTTAGTAGTGCAACTGGCCGCCTACAAATCTGGGCTACGCCGATCACTAGTTGATCGTGTAGACTTGGACTGATATTCTAATTATGAACTATTAGGTGATGATATAGTCATCTTTGATGAAGCCGTGGCATCTCAGTACCTGGACCTGATGGTAAATCAGTTAGGTGTGGAGATAAACCTTAGTAAATCGGTGGTGGCAGCAAATGCCTCTTTCGAGTTCGCTAAAGTTATGGGTCATCGAGGGCGTGACGTTTCTGCACTTTCGTGGAAAATGTTTGTTAGTCAAAATACTCTTATGGGGCGTGCCAATATCTCTTATTTCTTATTGAATAAAGGTATTGTCGCATCATCTGTGGTGCGATGGCTTCAGGCATTGAACAAACGTAGTAGATACACCCA